GATTGCGAATCCAACCACTCAGCCATAATCAAGTCAGCCAACCTAGCCGCCCGAATATCCGTCACATTGTCATCAACCATTGAAACCTCCACTAACCTTTACTGTATGAGCAACCGGGGACAAAGCTACCGCGACTTCAGTGCAGCCATTGTCAAAATCGGTGGTGTGCCATGTCAAGACATCCCCGACATTTTCTTCCCCGAAGACTTCCCTGACAAACAAACCAGGGAGTACGCGATCCGAACGGCGAAAGCGTTGTGTAAAGAGTGCCCGCTGCTGATCCAATGTTTCGCCTACGCTATTGAAGCGCAAGAACCCTACGGAATCTGGGCAGGCACCCTCCCACACGAGCGCTAACCGTCTTCAGGCTCGTCATAGAACGCCGCATCAAGCGCATTCAAGTGAGCCCGCAGGAAGTAAGCCTGCTCCCGAGTGATGCACAGTGTCCCAGGTTCCCCTATCTGCCACACATCATCGCGTAAGCGCAAACAAATGTCCCGCCCATCCATACGCAAATCCATCATCGAACCGGCTCCTTCACCGTCAAAACCCAAACACCCATCAGGACAAGCAACCCACCGAAAATCAGTGAGTCTAAATGTTGGAACAGCACAGCGCTACCAACACCTAAGCCGATGAAAACCCAGCCCACCCTCACAGTGACACCACAATCACAGTCACACCGGCCACCAACGCTGAAACAATAAGCGCCCACCCGACCACACACACCCGGTTCTTCTTAGGTCGAAGGTCACGCCTCCGAGGAAGCAAAGCAACATGATCGCTAGCCTGTTTCGGCAATGGCAAGGACATTTCGTTCTCCCACAATGTAAGAGCCCGTTCCATCTTCACCTCATCCTTCATAACCGCCCACAACTCCTCAGCAGTCATCAAATGTTCGTGAGCACGCTTCCACAACACAACCGCCCTCATGCGAGGGTCGTCAATGCCTTGCAGCTCTGCCTCTAACTGTTTGAAGTAACCCATTGTGTTCCACCTTTCATTCGGGTTGTCTAGCACGATACACCACAACCCTCAAAAAGTGTATACTTCTGAGCATGGATTATTTAGGAAACTATGAAGAACTATCGGTTGAACAGCTTGCCGACCTTCGTGTCTGGCAGTTACAACGCCTAGAACGGGTCACACAAGCCCTCAGAGCCCGTCTACGGGCCGAACATACCCAGGGAGATAACATTAGGCACCTGGCAAAGAAACTAGGCGTGACAAGGGCCACAATCTATTCGTGGTTAGGGGAATGAGAAACTCCCCGCCACCTAGATGACGGGGAGTTAGCCTCCATGAGAAGAAGCGTTCACCACGAACGCATTGATTCTACTGACAGCTGTCGCAGTTAAGCAAATCCATCGGATCTACCGGCACAGCGAAACCATCCACAACCTCACGCTCACTCACGATAAGTCAGCCTTATCGTAGGTCAACACCGAGGTAAGCAACGACATCAGACCGGCCAACAGGGACACTGAAGCAACCTGAATCCAGTCCACATCAAGAATCCCCGCACCGGCAACCAGCGCCGCCAACGCAACCTGAGCAACAGTTTTCACTGCACGCTCCAACGCAAAATCCCAATACTTCTTCCACTTATCCATCCTCATTCTCCTTCATCGACTTGTCCTCCCACACTGCAGCGAAACAGTATGACGTTGTAATCAAAGTTACCAGCGCAACACCGCCCGTAATCAGGTCGCTGGTTGCACTGTCGTTATTCATGAGCACCGCTACGGAACCGCTGAGAAGCATGAGTGAGCCGAGTGTGAATGCAGCGAAAATATATCTGCGCCGAATCTTCCACGACGGTTTCATGTGAGAATCGCCACCATCGGACTGATGATTGCGGCCAAGAACCCAAAGACCCCGATGACCTGCCACATCCGTTGCTCTAGTTTGCGAATCCGCATCTCATGATCGTCAATTTTCGCTTCACTGTCAGGCAGTGAGTTTGCAATTTTCTCCAACAGCCTGCCCTGCCGTTGAACCTCCAAATAAATATCCCTCATAGACACTTTCACGCCAGCAGTTTCAGGGTGCTCCTCGGTCATTGCTCCCCCAGAAAATCCACTGGGTTTGCAGTGTCACCCCACTTGGCAGACCGGCGAACCTCCCAATGCAAATGTGGCCCAGTGCTCTGTCCCGTATTGCCCGAAAAACCAATCGGATCGCCCTCAGCGACCTTCGCCCCCAACGCTAAATGTGAAGCCTTCTGCAGGTGATAGTAAACAGTGTGAATCTTGTTTGCGTGCTCCAGAATAAGTGTGTGACCTGCCGAAGCGCTTCTGCCCTTCTTCACCACAACCCCGTAAGCCGGAGCCGTCAACTGTGTGCCCACCGGCAAAGCCACATCCACACCATGATGAAAAGTGCGCTTTTTCGTTATCGGGTGAACCCTGTTGCCGTAAGGTGACTTCGCGTTGATCGCGTACCCGTCAGGCCAGGGCTTAGACAGCCTCATCAGGCACCTCTGGAGCAGTAAACACATCCGCTACTGGGTCGTAAGTGTAACCAGGCCCAGGATAGACACCCCGAAAGTTTGCGTTGTAGGAGCATTGAATGAACTCGTCAGGGTTGTAGCCATGCAAATCTGCGAGGAACGCTTGCCCGAGCGCCTCCTGCTCCACACCATCCTCATCAAGTAGGACAGGGTTTGCTAAGACATGAACCTTCTGCACCACACCGTCAACCACATAAGCGTAATGAGCCATTAGACAGCCACCCTCACAATCACAACACCAGCCGAACCATTACCGCCGTTAGTTCCTCCCCCAGAATTGTTTCCACCTCCACCGCCACCCGAACCACGATTTGCCACAGCGTTTCCGGCAGCGCTAGCACCAACCCCTCCAATCCCACCAACAGAAGAGCCGCCAGGTGCGGCAGTTCCGGTGCGCAGACCACCTCCGCCGCCTCCGGCATAAAAAAGGCTTGTGCCGGTGATGTCTGAGGCTAGCCCAGCTCCACCTGCAGCACCTGAAGCCCCATCCGAACCAGCAGCGCCTTGACCACCGCCCCCACCGCCGCGCCGACTAGCGGCTGTTGCCGAGCTAACACCGAGCGCACCATTGTTTCCAATGGCAGGTGCTACGGAAAGCCCAAAATTAGTTTGGGCATTTTCCGCCCCACCACCACCACCTGAAGCCCCGTCACGGTGCGCGGATGTATTTGCGCCGCCTCCACCGCCAGGAGTAAGAAGAATTCCCCCAAAAATAGACTGACCACCGATTGCCCCAATGTTGCTACCAATACCACCAGCACCACCGGCTCCAACGGTGACAGTAGCTGTACCAGCCGACACAAAAAGATTTGGAGAACGCAGCCAGCCGCCAGCTCCACCACCGCCAGCCCCCTGGTTAGCGCCTACGCCACCACCGCCACCGCCCCCCGACAACACCAACACATCAACCAGGCCGGCACTGCTGAAAGTGATTGAACCGTCACCAGTGTACGAATATGTGATGAAAGTATCCGCCCCAGAAACCACTGTCCCCAAAGTCGGTGAACCCGTAGTGGCAGACACCACAGCCGGAGCCGACTGACCAGCAAACGCAGTCCACGCCGTACCGTTATAGAACTGCACCGCATTAGTGTCAGACAGGTACGAGAACTGGCCCTCCACCGGAGCTGTAATCGCTGAACCACGCGCAGCAGTCCCAGCGAACACCAACATCCCCTGGAGAAGGTAGTCGTTTATTAGGTCTTCGGTCAAAATTTCACCGGCGATAAACTCGCGATAACCACCTGCTGGCATTAGAAAATCCCCCAACTCGTACCGTTATAGAAACGAAGCTGGTCATCCGACTTCGTGAACGCAAACATCCCCTCAGAAGGTGCAGTGATCGCAGCATCCCGAGCCGCAGCATCATCGAACACCATAATCATCTGCTCCATCATGAAAGTGTTGACCTCCGAGGCCGTCAAAACGTTCCCATCCTGGAACACCTTGAACCCTGCACCAGCCAACTCAACGCCTCCTAGAAACCAAGAACGCCCGGAGCGCCCACACCTATTGTACCGAACTCCGAGTCACCAATGACGAACAGTGAAGTCTGAAGTGACCCCAACCCGAACGTCACCTGATGGCTCCCAGGGGACACGTCATGAGCGATCTGGATAATCTGCCCGTACCGTTCCACCTTCGCCCCCACCGGAGGATTACCCGGTGTGAGTTTCACCTGAGCAACATCACCAATCTCCAACGCGAACACTTCAGCCCGTTGTGGTGCCGAAATTTTGTCCACATCCACACGGATCGCCTGAAACCGCAACTGTGGCTCAGAAAAACGTGACAGCAACAAATCAGCCAACCCCCGCACCTCATCCGCATCATCAATGAGAGTGTCCACCGTCAACTCTGCAATCCCATAACGGGTTTGCGACAACGCCCCAGAAGCCACAGCTGTAGACCCAGGGCTCGTCACCGTAATCGAGTTATACAGTTGCTCCGTACCGTAATCGAGTGCCGCCGGCGCGAACGGAATCCCAGTCCCATCATCCGCAAACACTGTCACGTTATCCACTGTTGGTGTCGTCAGCCGGTCAACAAACGCAACCCGCCCCGACTTATCAATAAACAACAGTCCACCCTCAGACTGCTCCACCTTCTGCAAATAGGAGAGCACGTTACCGTCAAACACGTCAGCACCAAGGTCACTGTTGCCGGCATCAATGACACGATCTGCAACCGGCCAATCCACTGAAGGTTGCGACAACACCGCCTCAACGCGGGCACCCGTCAACTGTGCCACCGCAGTCCCCGGAGTCAGCTCCTGTTGTGCAAGAAACGTGAAACCATCCGCAGCCTCCAACGAAGCAGACTGCCGACCATTCGGCTCGAAATCAAAATTCCAGTCAAGAATCTTCCCCACATACTGAACCGCCGTACCGTTAGCCAACACGCGCACATCACGGCGAGGCACAATATCCCCGTAAAAAGGTGAACTCGTATATAGAGGGTCGAACGCACGATCCTCATTATTCACCGTCACCGACAACGTGCCAGCATTGAACCTGTCCAGGTCACGGTTCTTACCCCGCGACAACGACAACCCCGTCACCCTCGAAGTGATGTCCGTGAATGAAATTCCACCAACAGTGAACTCAGTGTTGCCGATAACACCCGCCACCGCATCATCCAACGTGAACGCTTTAGACAGCCCTAGCTCAACCGTTACCGACACGGGTTACGCCTTCGCAAACACTGGGCCAGAAGTACGCTCATACCGTTTGATAGCGTTCACAATCTGCTCACCAACCTGAGCCCCATTAGTTCCCATGCCCGCCGTCACATTGATAGTGATGTTCGTTCCGCCACCACCAAGCCGGTCATTGGGCACAATGTTCCCGCCACGACCAGGCATAAACAACTCCGGCCCCATCTCCCCAACCATGTACGGCATACCACCCGTCACACGCCCACCATTAGCGCGCTGACTCAAATCAAACCTACGCCCACCAGTAGCCTGCTCCGAAGGCAGCTGACCACCCAAAGACCTAAATGTTCGATAGAGATCAACAGCCCGTGCCAGCAACTCATTCAAGCCCCGCAACGCATCCTGCAACCGGCCCAGCGGGTTTATTTGATTTTCAAGAGCCTTGATAAAGTCAGGAGTTTCACCCTCAAAAACACCGAAGCTTGCAAGAATCTCACCGAGGAAAAAGTTGATTGACTCAAAAATTCCAGCAGTGTCGCTAAGTATCGGGATAATCCGGCCCAACGCCTCCTCAAGCAAAGGTGTCAGGTTGACCGCAAGCTGTGCAATGTTAGACACAACACTCGCCAAAGCTGGAGCCATTGTCTGGAAAATGGTGCTCACATTGTCTAAGAACGTTTGGAACTCAGGGTTCTCCCCGATCTCGTTGAACTTGTCAAGAATCCCCTCCAACAGTGACGTGTCAGCATCAATGTTCAGAAAGTCCTTCAACCCCTGCCCAACGTCACCGAAGAACGTCATCACATCCTCAGCCAGAGGTTTCAACTCCTGAATAATGCGCGGAAAATCCTGCTCAAAAAACTTGGTCAACGGTGGCACAACCTCATTGATGAAATAGGTCGTGAACTTCTGAAACGCCGGAGCCAACGCTGCACCCAAAGCATCCTGAATCTGACCAAACGCCAACTGAATTTTCACTGACCCCAACGCTGCCGCCTCAGCCACCCCACCATACTGCGACTCAATCTCATCCAAAATCAGTGTCTGAGCGCCCAACAAATTGCCAGACTCGACAAGAACCCGAATCTGCTCCTTCTGCTGATCCGTAAACGTTGTCCCGGCCTTACCCAAAGCGGTCAAACCTCGAATCGGGTTTTCCAAAGCCTTACCCAACTGAACCGCAGCACTCTTGGCATCAGTTTTCAGCACCCCAGCAATATCAAACGCCGCCATCGTAGCGCGGTCAAAGCTACCGCCAACCTCATCCGCTGATTGACCTACCGACTTGAACGACAGCAGAACCGCCTGGGTTTCCTTGATGAGCTCAGCCTCAACACCAATAACAAGTTCCTGGGCATCAGCAAACTTCAGCAGCCGGTTAGTGCCACCCGTAAGGTTTGCGCCGAACGTGTCAGTGGTCTTGGCAACCTGCACCAAAATGTCGTTGAACTGTTGGGCACGCTCCGCAGCGATAATCGCTTCCATACCGAAGTTGAAAATGCCACGAATCGCAAACGCACCCGCCACGAGCGCACCAACACTCAACAGCGACTTACCAAACCCGCTCAAAGCGCTCTGAGCCTGCTTGATACCAGTCGGGTCAAACTTGGAAACGACCGGAATATCAATCGAACTACGACTCATCGAATCCTCCTATTAACCAGCGCCACATACTTCTCAATAATTCGCCGGGCAACTTTCACCGGCTCATCCGAATCCTTCTTTGACTCAGGAATGATGAAACGCCCCAACCCGTCAATCACCGGGAACTTGGCATTCAAGTTACGAATCATCGCTCGCCCTTGCGGAGTCAACCCCTTCTTCTTTCGCCCAATGTTGGCAGTACCGGCCAGCTCAAAAATGTTGAACCCAGCAGTCTTTGAACGACCACGGAAACCCATTGACACCACCGGAAAGAACCCCGGCTTGCTTGCTCGCTTACCCAACGGAGTTTTCACCGAAGCTAACGGGGTCGTATATGTGTAACGAGGAGTCTTAGCGACACCCTTCGCAAACCCTGACAGCGGGGTCGAAGGTGGTGCCGTGGCAGCCAAAGCCTTAGCAAACGGTTTCAAATCGTCACGCATCTCCTTCTGGAGAGCCCTACGCAAACCCGGATCAACCTGCTTCAGCTCTGCAAGCAACACCCTCAAATCGGCGGCTCTAATAGTGAACTGGGCGGGCATAATCTCTATTCTACCGCCGGCCCCGCTTACCACTCTGGGCCTGAGCACGCGCAATCAGATAGCGCTCGATAGTCCACAACATTCGAGGCTCAAGCTTCATAAGCTCCAACGGGCTAATCCCCGTTTCACAAGCTAGGGCTGCAATCTCCCAGTGAAGGCTCGATTCACCGAGCCCCTTTATTTTTTTTCAGCAGCCTGCGAAACCATCGAAACAGACTCAACCCACTTATCAAACTCATCCGTGGTGTGCCCGGTACGCTTCAGAGCGTGCCACGCCAAAAAGAACATATGCGTCAAGCGCACATCATCCCCCAGGCGGGCAACACTCAAATCAAAGCGTGACTCAAACGCAATCAAATCCGCTGCAATAGCCGAACACTCAACGCTTGTTTCGTCAATGAAAGTAACTTGTAGGTTTATTGGATTCATACTTAGACAGTACCCCTAGTCACGGTTCCCGATGCGAGCGCCCAAGAGGTGCTGAACGTGGCTAGATCCCCGACACTGGAAGCCAACGGTGAGTATTCAGTGACCAAGAACACTCCTGAATAAGACGGGTTGCTCGAAGTAACAGCAGAACCGTTAGGGACAACGGTGACGGTTGCGCCAGTTCCCAGAAGCGGGAAGATGACAGCATCCACGCCACCCGAAGCGGCAAAGTCCTGGTGCCAGTCAAGTGTGACCGAAGCATCCTTCAAGCCCGAAATTCTTTGGACAAAGGTGTCCGAAAATGCCGTAACTTCCTGCTCTGCCGCACTCAGGTCAAATGTGACTGCAGCAATATCAGAACTGAAATTAGTCCCGTTGATTGTGATGTTGTAGTTAGTAGCGACAAACTTTGCCACAGTTTTCTCCTTATAGTGCGAACACGGTCACGGCAAAATCTGCCGAAAGGTAAGTTATATCTCCAATTGTAACGGAGGTCACGTTAGTCATCTCAGAAACCCTCGTGTCAAAAGCGTTCCCGCCCAGAGTGCGATCTATCTCAATGGCCGTCTTAAGTGAACCCGACCCGGTACTAATCAAAGCGTCAAGGTTTTTCTGTGCCTGCACTGTCGCAATGCGCCCGAAAATCACTGTCACCACGAAACTGTATTCGGTCAACCCTTTAGCGAAAGCACTGTTGTAGGTGACTGAACCCAACTGCACGACAGCTGCGGGCATCATCGGATCGTCAGGAATCTCCGCATAAGTGCGAAGGCCCGTGATCGTGTTCATGTTTGTTGCGAGGCCAGCCCGCATCAGGCTAATGCTCACGCGAAACGAAGCTTCCTGTAAGGCTGAATCAGCCGTTCGACATCAGGGTCAAGCCTGCCGATTCTAACCACTCCGCTGTCGCTAAATCCGAGCACACCCGTAGGGGATTCATACCGCTTATACGCCCTAAGTGAAGCCAGGATGGTTGCCTGTTTGATAGCGCTCGGGATAGAAGCAAACCCGAACACACCCGTCACCTGCACGCTCGCCTGATTACTGTTCACATTCCGAGGCTCATACACCGGCCACAGATAGTCACCGATCGCCCGAATCCTGGTCGCTGGTGTGGAAATTCCACCAGCCAAACCATTCAACGGCTCCAATTGGTAATCCTTAGCAGCCCAAGTGATGTCAAACGTGCCGTTGCCGGTGCTGTCAGACTTCAACGTGGTCACCGAAATGATGTCATCCGTTTCCACCAAATAAATGTCCTGCGGAATATACACACGAGCCACAGCTGTTGCACCCGTGCTGAAAAACACGCGCTCAGTGTAAGCATCAATATCGCGGGAGCTGGACTCAATCGCCATCTCCAACAACCCGTCATCAATCGTGTCGGTGATGCGAGCTGCAGCCTTCACCTCGGAAAGTGTCGCGTACCCATTCACAATCGCCAAAATAAACCTCCAACCACCATTCTACCGCCCGGCCTCCCACCCGTTCAGTCTGCGCCGTTCCACATCCCAAAACCCTGCACTGAAATCCTCCCGTGCCACCTTGTCGTAATACAGGGCCGCGTTCGTGGGGAACGTGCGAGCATTCTTCTGCAAAAGGTCTTGGTCGGAATTTATTGTCGAACTGTTGTCATGAATCATCGGCACCTCGATTGACCGGATCGTAACCCCAGCCTGCTCCGCACGAAACGTATAATCGTTGTCCTCACAGAATGCTGGAAAGAAACGCTCATCAAACAAACCCACACGCCTGACAGCCTCATAGCCGAGCGCAAACGTCTGCCAGTTAGGGAACATCTTAGACAGGGTTATCTCGTCTGTACGGGCCTCTGACAGCCTCTGAAGGGCACCAGGCTCGAAACGCACGTCATTCGAGGCAAAAAACCAGCGTTCAGCATACGGAAAAGACTTGATACCCAAATTCCATGATGCTGCGACCCCGAGATTCGCTGGCATGGGCAGGTAGGTGGTGTGCTCTACACAAGCGGGCACATCAATCGCCATATCCTCCAACACATCCGAAGCACCGTTGTCAATGATGAGCAAATGTTCCACCGGGTAGTCAATGCTCGACACCATGCGATCCAGTAGGTCGTAACGGTTTAGCACCGGCACAATCAGGTTCTCAATAATTGGTCTGGCCTCCAAGTCCCCTTATATTTCACAACATAGTCATTCTCAAGGATAAGGTTGTCCCGCCCATTATGAAAACGCACCTCGGTAGCGTTCTCATCGGTCAGGTCAGGGAACAACACGGTAGGTTCCCCCGCGGTCATCACATAGGACTCATGCCAGAACCGTTCAGCCTGGACAGCCTCGAACTTTGTTTCAATGACCGGCACCCCGATGTCCTCAATCACCCTGCGCTCATACACTCCCGCGAAGCAACCAAAGAAGTAAGGGTCTTGGGTTAGCGCCACAGAACCCACAGTGTCATCTAACAGGGTAAAGAAGGCCGGAGTTTTCACCACCCACGAATCCTGCAAAAACAGGAACCGTTCAGCCGTAGTGTTGTCCATCACCCAGGCAATCTTGCCCAACTCGAAACCCCAGTTGGAAACAACAATGTGTTCCCTACCAATAGATTCGGAGGATGCCGCCAACCACTCTGAACGGTCAGGACTGGTGCCGATAACGATTAGCACTACGCTCCTTCAGGTTCGTGGTGGAAATCCCGGCAGTGTACGGAATATAAATCAACGAAATGTCACGCTCATCAAGCCAATCCTGGTCAAACCCCATCTGCGCATGATAATCCCTGCGAGCCCAATCCGTACCAATCGCAATAATGTTAGGTCGCACCGACTCAATCGCCGGCCTAGAATCCGCGCCCGCATAGTTAGGGATAACCTTGTCAACCCACACACACGCCTCCAACACTGCCAGACGCTCCGAAAACGAGCACACCGGAGGTTTGCCCTTATAGCCGGCAATAAACTCGTCAGTGTTCAAAGCCACCACAACCTCACCAAGGTCAGCGCACTTACCCAAAAAATTCACATGGCCAGAATGAAACAGGTCAAAAGTTCCACCCGTATAGATTTTCAATCCTGTGCCCAAAAGTTCCCCCAATACGAATAGCCTTCACGCATAATCTTCACTGAAGGTTTCTGCAAACCTATCCAGCCCTCAGCCTGAAACCGATTCTCTAAACCCACCGGCTCGAGGGTGCGAACGTAATCGGATCGTGCCCACCAAAAGTTTCCTGCAAAAAACGATTCATGATCAACGTGCTCCGGCTCCCACGACTTCAACCAAAACGGGCCGGCACACTGAACCTTCTCTAACGCATAAACACACTCACGCCACCGTGTCACAACATCATGGGTCATCGACACCCGCCATACCCGAGCCAGCTCACTCTGCGACCAAGCCCCTTTAGTGTGCGCGTACAACACCACCCCGTCATCGGTTTGGCAGAAGTCACGGAGTTTATTCAACGTCACCTGCTCCCAACCCTCAACAGCCTCCACTGCCACATGATGACGTAACGCCCGTTTCACCTTCCGCCGGTTCTCACGCGACCCCACCACACCCAAATAAATCCCGTCAAGCTCATCCAACAAACCTGAAACGCGAAGCTCCTCAAAGTGCTCCGTGGCCGGAATCTCCCAATCCCCATCCGCAAACACGTGATAGAAGTGTGACAACCTCACGCAAAATACTCCTTCAGGAACGGCAACCAATAGTCAGACCACACCTTCTCCTCATCGAAGTCGAGTGCAAACTTTCGTGACACAGCTGAGAACCCGCGCTCCTTATCCGCCAACGCCAGAGCTGACACTACAGAATCGAGCAGTGGCACCTGGTAGAACGCCTTCTGTGGTTCATCCCAGAACGGTTGCCCCTCAACCAACCAACCATCCTCCGCCACCAGGTCGGTTGTGGCAGCCCAACTCGAACCAATCACCCGAGTGCCACAAGCCTGCGCCTCAATAGTAGGAACCCCAAACCCTTCCCCATACGAGGGAGCCAACAGAACATCCGCAGCCGAATAGAGTGCCGCCAACTCTGCCTGCGAATACCCCACCCGATACTTGTCCCGATTAGCGAACGTAATCTTCTCTGGTGGAATCCCACACACCCTAGCCAACAACCCCAAATCAAACCCGCCCACATTAGCCGCCGGATCCGCGTGAACATACAAATGAGAATCCGGGTGCGAACGAAGGTGCGCTGAAAACGCCATAAAGTTCACATCGTAAGCCTTCCGATGGATAATCCCGTTAGCCTTATTCGCTGCCACCATCGCCACCAAAAACGTGTCATCACTCACACCCAACAGTTCACGAGTCGGCATCATCCCATCCGGCCCCATAATCTTCGGAGTCTTAGCAAACACCTTCGTGTTCACGGCGTGAGGAATATAAACGGAATCTATCCCAGCATTATCCAACTGTCGTTTCCCATGCGGGGCCATCGCCACCGGGGTCACATTCTCCCGCCGAAGAAACTGGGCAACCCCAGGAGGCAACGTCACATGATCCAACGGCACCCACGAAATAACCGGCAGGTCATCCTTCCACCCGTTATAAACCCACACATCATAAAGAGTCATGATCGCGTGCTTCAGGTCGGGTGCAGACTGCCGATGAAACTCATGCCACACCGTCAACACATCCTGCGAATAAGGTGCAACACCCTTCGGAAAAACAGGCACGGCACCAAACTCAGTGCGATGCTCCCCAATAGCACCCTCGAGGCCGTAGTTCGACAGCACACCAACATTCATGCTGTGACGTTTCATGTAACGCACCAGGAACTCCGCTTGCACACCGTAGCCCGTTGGAGAGTTTGGATTATTTGTTGCTAAAGAAACAACACCCTTAAGTTTTTCGTAGGCCATTCGAACATAATAGCGAAAGCCCCCGCCGTGAAACCTACAACACGGCGAGGGCTTTCAGCCCGTTCTACTTCAGACTATGGCTGGAGCAGGAACTTGATGTGTGACGCACCGTTCGCAACACCAGCGCCGAGGCGGTAGGTGTAACGGAAAGCGGTGATGTCGTTCTCGAAGTACGCCTCAGTGGAAACAGCAGCCTGGAGTCCAGTCGTGCTGATTTTCACAGAAGGCCAGTGTCCGAAGAACACGGTCTTAGCGCCAGCTTCGATAACCGCAGGCAATGCCGGGTTCTCGTAGATAGGCAGACCCAGGATTGTGCTCGGCCCACCAACAACAGGGTTCAGAATGTATGCGCCCCCATTGTCTTTCAGGGTACGAATCTTTCCGAGGACTGCACTGTTGACCATGTAACCGGAACCAGGAAGCTGACGAACCAAACCATTTGCAGAGAACTGCAAGTTGATAAGCTCGTCTGCCGTGATAGCGGTCGCGGTTCCAGCAGTTCCACCGACAGTCGCAACAGCCGTGACAGCTGCGTGGACAACAGTGTTCACTCGCGTTCCAATGGCATTCGCCGCTTGTTCCACTAGTGTCGCCTCAAGGTCAAACCCAACATCCGTTATCAGCTCGTTAGCGATCTTGGTGATGAAGCCCTGCTTAGCCATCTGCAACAGAAGGCTGGAGTAGGTAGCTTCGGACTCGTCAAGTGCAGAACCGGCAGCCTTTTCAGTGGCAGTTGGGTAAGCAGTGAACACGGGGATACGAAGGTCTTCACCAGAAGCACGCTGAAGAACTTCAGACGTTTCGAGGTAAGGCCCAACGAGGCGAGCGAGTGCGTAGATCCGGTCAAGGAATGCTACGGGGACAGTGTTGGCCGAAGGAACCAGTGTGGCACGCTTCTCAAAACCGAACTTATACTCGCGGATTTCACCACGGGCCATAGAACGGAAAATCTCAGCAGTGTCAGTCGGTGCCTCAGTGACAACCTCAAAACCGCGGGAAGCAGCAGCGACCTCAGCGGCACGCTCCTCATTCTTAGCGGCAGTTTCGATGCTGCGCTGTGCTGCGACAATATCGGATTCGATACGGTCAATTTTTTCTAGCTCGGCAGAATCCAGGCCACGACCCTCAGCTTCAGCATCGTCAATAACGGTGCGAATCTGCATGGTCAAGTTAGCCTTAAGCTCCTGCTGGCGCTTAATAAACTCGGACATTTGTGTTTCTCCTAAATGGAATTGAATAAATAGATCGCAACCGTGATGACACAGAATCGCTCACCGTAGCGATGACGCACACCGGATACCTCTAATTGTAAACCGTGCCGTGCAACCCGTTCCAAAAGAAAAGCCCCTACCAGGGAAAGGGTGGAATACCTGGCAGGGGCAAACCCGATCTAGCGCGTTTCCGCAGCCTTCAAAACACGGGTTTCTTTAGTCGGCTCGTCCTCGAGTCCAACAATCCGGCGGGCCAACATTTCAGCCACACCAACATCCTCAACCACATCGAAAAGAATTGACGCGATCTGCTCAACCGTTGCCATCAGTACCCCATCAAAACTTGCAGCTTCTTCTTTTTCAAAGCCAGCATCTCCAAACTGTTATCCACCACCGGAGCTTCAGGGGTCGGGGCCAACTCATCAATGACAGTCTGCAACAAGGTGCGGTCATCCGAAGAAATGTCCTCACCGTTCTCAATCTTCAACAACGCATCAGCGAGAGCATCAGCATCCACGTTCGCCCGCTGTGCAATCTTGTCCAACCCTCGAACCGTAGCCGTGCCATTCGTGGCAGGGTAAGCCGGGAAAGCAACCAACGAAACCTCGTGCAAACGCACAGACTTCAAAACACGTTCAGTACCGTCAGAACTCCACTCATCCCCACCACGCGCAGGCATAGAGAAACCAAACGAGAACCCGGTCACATCGCCACGGCGAACCAGCTCACGAGCATCACGCCCATACGTTGTGTCAGGCAGGGTCGCGGAAACTTTCAGGCCACGCTCATCCTCAGTCAACGTCAAAGTGCCGGCACGAGTCGAACCCATCACAGCACCCGAATCATGGTTCCACAACAGTTTCACATCGTTGCGCGATTTCAGGGAAGCACGGAAAGCCCCAGGCTGAATAGTTTCAGTAAACCCGCCCAAGTTCTCACTGCGAGAGTTGAACAATGCAGCGTAACCCTCCAAAAACATCCCGGAGGCATCCTCACGGATTTCAAACTTGTCAACCTCAACAATACGGGTTTCTAACTTGCTCAACGCTTCGCCCTTCGCTCGGCCTTCATTCTCAGCTTCTAGTCTACCAACCACACCATCCGCGTACTCGAAAGCGCGTTGCGCACTACGCTTTGAACCGCCACCACCCCACAACGCCATCGCCACAGCACCAGGCCCAGGATAGTTATCGTCACCCGGAGTGTTCTGTGGTGCATCCATGTCAACAAGGTGACGGGCAATCCACGCACGCAAACGAACCCACTTGTCAGCCGTCACATTACCTTCAGCCATAGCAGCGGCCTCACGGATTGTACGATCTACAACACCATCACCCGACAAACCCTCACGATGCCATTCCAGGCCACGCCTAGCGCTCGCCCTCATATACGCCGGTGGGCTCAAATCAACTTGTCGGGCCTCCTCACGAGGCTCCCAAGCGTTGCAATAATTCCCACCCTCGACATATTCATCCCAACGCTCACAAAACGCCCGACCCTCATCATCAAGATTGTCCTCGTTGAAAAAGATGCAGTTACCGCAAGCACGACCCTCCGGCACATCATCTGAAGTCGCGGGTCGGTAATTATCTGGCAGGTCACGGCGCTCACCCTCGAACGTGGAATCCTCTGCCTGAGCAATAGCCAACCCCTGATCTATCGCATCCTGCTTTGTGGTGTGGCAACCCATCACCTCACCGTCATCCTTTACGGTAGCCCAACCATCACACCCCTCAGCAGTGTCACTAATGAAATACGGGGCCATCAGTCGTTTTGCCTTATATCCAACACGCTCGCCACAGTCGCAGTGTGATTAGACACCGCAAAAAGACGATCCCCTGGCCCCAAGGTCAATGTCAAAGTGTCCTTAGCGTCAACGTGCAAACCCGTAGACGTACTGACAGCCGACCCGCCAAGAAAAAGAATGTGCGCGTTGTCATTGTTGTTGTTGTGAATGTGAACCTCGTGAGGCTGATTATCGTGACCAACAATCTCCACAACAGCAGTCCCCACAGTCACCTGTCTATGCTCTATCGGCATTATTGCACCTCGTAAACAGCACCAGGGTTCTCAGGGTCAACCTGCGCGACCGGCTGCAACTGAGTCGAAGCCAAACCAGTATGAGCAATCGGACTCAATCCCACGGCCACTAACGCTTCAGCCGGATCGTAACCCGATAACACCAATACCTGAGCCATACGGACACGCTTCTCATCCGCAACCAAATCAGCACCATCAATGTTGATGTTCGCTAACGGCACCCGCACATTACTTGCAGCAGGATCGTCAAT